CGATTTCTTCCGTTGTTTCCTCCCACGACACATTCGTTTGGGATCCAACAGCTTCATAACTTGGTACCTGCGTTGTTCCAGTGTTCACCAGCAATAAAATATCACTTCCGTTCATACTGACCTCCGTCTATAACTCTTCTGCTGTCACCTGCAAAGTGACAACTCTTCCATATGCATCACTTTCATCCGCGCTTATGGGTCCTGTACAATTTGACCTTTCCCACAAATGGTCATCGATCAACAGCGGTTGGCGGTGCAGAAGATACCGCACCCGCTCCGCTATCATATTCACTAAAGCTGCGCTTCCATCCGCTTGGGTATAACAGCGGACATCAATCCATATCTCTCTCCCTCTGCTTAATTTTGAATCCCGTGGAATATTGCTCGGGATAGTTGAAGCCACAATGTAAGGCAGCACAGCATCCCCAGGCACTGGATCAGTCGTGAAGATCGCTGGTTTGCCCTCATACGTTCCGAGCAAATTCTTCAGCGTGTTATCGATTACCAACTTCTCGTACACTGCTTTTGCAAGGTTCATCGCTCACCTAACAAACGAACGATATCCCGACCGTTATTGAAAACAGCCGGTCTCAGGTAAGGATGTGCCTCTGCGGTCGAGCTTCCCAGTTCGATATAAAGCCCGTGGTATTTCTGTCCATCCTTGCCAATTTTCATTCCTACCCTGATCACGATCTCATTCTTGCCTTCCGACACCGTATTGGTCAGAATGTACCGTGAAAGATAATTCCGGTAATTAATATCTCTCTTCGTGTCGGGATCCTTGATCGCATTCAACCGCTTGCGTGCATCCGTTTCCACAAACTTCCCGGCATCTTCCGCATGGCTTAACATGATCTTCCGTGCCATATTCTTTACATTCTCAGGTGTCCATTTTGTGATCATGCATGAACCTCTTTTTGAATTTCCATGCAGTCGATTTCAAAATGATGACCTGCCATCGACGGGTTTCGAATACCCAGAACCTCGAAGTTTCTCGGTCCGAAACTGATTTGATCGCCTCTCTCCACATCGACGCTTGCCTCTGTATACAGCACATGGCTGATCTGTCTTCCTTCTGCGTTAGCGCTTACTTTTTCACTCCCTGAAGCCGGTCGTATCCTTCCTTCAATGGTCCCGATTGCTGAGTATCCGATCGTATGACCGCCTTGATTGTCTGCCGTTCTGGTTCGCCTGTTCACAGTGAAGACACAGTTCAATAATGATTTGAACATTACTGTAGACTCCAATGTCTGTATCGGTTCAAAATATCTTTTTCGCTCAGCAGTAACAGCCTTGCGGCTGATACGCCCATCACGCCTTCACCAACACCGCCACCTGCTTCTGAAACAAAACTGGCTGAATAATCTCCCAACGTTTGAGATGCGATCCCCATCACTCCGTCCTGCTCTTTCGAGCGAAGGCTGGCTTGATAAACCCGTGCAGCCGCTCTTACGCACACCCCGGTAATGTCTTCCGGGATGGTGGCATACCCGTGGGTATAAGTGATCTGTAGTTTTTGAATGCCTTCAGTCCAGTTCCGCCCCAGCCTGTGCAGGATCCCGTACTGCCCAAGAATGTAATCTTCATTGGCAGTCAATAAAATGCCGTCCTCGATGACAGATTTTACCGAAACCACAGGAAGCTCCGGCAGAAATATCTTCGTTCGAGTGCCATGCAAAACATCGATGATCAACGTATCATCGACAACCTGTGCAATGTGCTGGTGGCAGTAATTGCGGATGGATTCTGTTGCCTCATCGATTGCCCTCTGGCAGGTGGCAATTTCATCCGCCGCAGTGATTGCCAGCATCAATAACGACCGCACATCATCTAAGGTGCAGAAACCCATGCTACACCATTGCTTCCCGCCAGGCTTTTATAGCTGCTTTGGCTTTACTGTTCAGGTAGGAAACATCCTCCGCGTGAAGAAGGTCATCGAATGTTTGGATTCCATGCTCGTACAAAGCTTTGCAGGTTGCTTCTCCAATCCCCTCGATTTCCGTGAAATCATCCTTTTCCTTCTCTTCCTGCTGAAGGTTTTCTTCCTGTTGGGGTGCAGCCTCTTTGGTCGATGGCTCGGGAGAGCGCATCTTATTCATTACCGGTGGCTTCTCTTTCTGTAACAAACCTCTTGCCGCTGCATCATGCTGGTACATTTTTACGTACCTGCCAGGGCTGATTTCCACCTTTACCAGAGGACCTCTATTTGAATAATCGTATTTTTTCATTTGTTCCTGCCTTTCAAGACACCTGCATAATGCTTTTTCGCTTTATCCTCATCTCCTTCGTAGACCTTTGCAAACCTGCCAGGTGCGATTTCCACCTTTACCAGCTTGCGCGTTTCCCTCGGAAGACTGTGCGTAAATCGGTGATGTTTGGCTTCGATTCGAGCCTGCCCACCGCCAAACCAGTGATGGAGCAGAAAGCTGTCACTATCCGAATAACAATTCCATGTATGGGGTAGTGTCAGGAACATGCAGTCTGATCGGATAAGCGCCCGTAATAAAGCTACCTGCTCATCCCACCCCTTGTATTTCTGCCACTCCTCGCTCCACAACTTGAAAAGGTTTTCTGTCCGTTCGTTCTTCTTCCAGAAAATCATCCCGCTGTTATGGTAAAGAATGTGTTTGGTTCCCAACCACGTCGAAGTGCCAACACATTCCTTTTGACCTGCGATACCCTCTACAAGGCTGCGCGTTTGTGTTTCTGCCAGCGCCAGATCCCAGCGATCCAGCAGCTCGAACCCATCCTTTGGGGTTTGTTTGAAATAGGTATCAGCATCAACATAGAGAGTCCTGTCAAATGGCTGATCCCAGCCAGGAGGGGTTTGATTCTACCCGCCATGAACTTGTATCCCTGTGGACCCTCTTGATTGAATGGATCGATAGTGATCAACTGGAATTGCACTTTCGACCCTTCAAAATGCGCTTGTGCTGTCTCATCACCAACCACCATGACTGGCATATTCTTGTCATGGTGCCAGAGGCTTCTCATGCTGTTCTCTGCCTGGCTGATCGCATTCTCTCCCCAGGTCATATACATCACACCATCCGTCATTGCACCCTCCGAAATGCGATCGTGAAATCGGTCATTCCATGAATCTGCCAGGTAACGTGCGTGATATCGAAAATGCTCAGCCACCATTCCGTAACGGCTTGTGCCACACCGGAAATGTGCGGAGTGAACATATCATGAAACGCCATCACCCCGTTCACCATGATTTTTGGGCTCCAATCCGCAATATCCTGCTTGACATGCTCGTAATCATGGGCGCCATCAATGAATAAGAACCCGATCTCTTCTTCGAACACATCCGCTGCCGCATGGCTTTCCATTTCCAGCAGCTCCGGCGCTTTCAGCCCAACCGATTCCAGATTCTTCCGCCACGTTCCTGCTGATGTCGGTTTACTGTTAGCGGTTGGATAAAATGGATCGATACTGGTAACCTTGGCTTTATAGACTTCTGCCGCTTGCACCAGCACACTGGTTGATCTACCATGCAGGCAGCCGATTTCAACGATCCTGCCTGTTTTTCTGCGTGCCATTGTGTAAATAAATTGCGCTTCACCTGCCCGGATTTGCCCTGGCACCTTCATTGCCTTCTTTACCGCTTTTTTTGCTTCTTCTTCGATGCTCATTTCGGTGCTCCTTCTCGGCTTGCCCGCCGGTGCGCGTGGTAGATAAATTGAGCCTGGCTCTTCTGATGCGTGTTCCACGGAGCACGCATCGGAGCGATTCTCACCGGATGCTTGTACATCGCACGGAAGAGAGCGGGCTGATCCTGCCTTCCCCAGCGTGTCCACTCCTGGTTCCATGCCTGGAATAACCCTTTATTCGCTGCCGATCTCCGGAAGAAGATCACTCCGCTGTTGTAATATAAGAACTCTCCGCCTTTGGTTTCTCTGATTGTTTCTTCCACTTCTGCTTGAACCAGCGCGGGCCAGGTATTATCCCGGAATATCCGTACAGGGTCTTGAGCGATCACCATGTCAACATGATCCAGTAACCCAAACCCATGCATGGGGTCGCTTTTCATCTCGGTATCCGCATCCAGAAAGAGAGTTTTCCGGAAGGGAGATAAACTGTACATCCTCGTTTTTGCTGATCTGGCTCCTGCATCGATATCCACATGGAAAATAATATGATCAGCACCTTTCACTTGCTTATCGCTAACCACTGCAATGGGCAGGGTTGGCGCAAATTTCTTGACCGTCTGAATGCTGTTTTCAACATTCAGGATTGCCTTTTCTCCAAAAGCAACATACAAAATACCCGCGTCTGCGATCACATTCCTGAAAGCGATCATCGTACCGGCTCGCTCGACCTCGATCCAGTTGTCATTCCGCCATTTATCCACTGCTTCTTGTACTTCTGGGCGATCCAGTTTCGAGCATCGAGCTTTCCCATAATCATGGATGCACACAGCGCCGCCGGGTGTGATCTTGGGAACATAATTCTGAATATCGTTCCAGCACTCCTCAAAAGAATGTCCTGCATCGATATTCAGCAGATCTATCTTTTTATCGAACTTTGAAGCCATTTCATCAGTGGTACCCACGAAGAATTCCGCGTGAACCCCTGCTTTTTTCAGGTTCGCTGTCGTCTCTTCCAGTGTCGAACCCTTATAACCACGATGAGACATATCACCAAACCAATCGATCCCATAAAGTTTTGCTTTCGGATTGGTAATACCCATCGCTGCCAGAGACTTCCCCTTGAAACATCCAAGTTCAGCGATGCTTGAAGCAGATCGTGCGAATCGGCATAGCAAAGCTAACTCATCGCCGGTCATCAAACCGGATATATCCTTCACCTTTTCCAGTGTTCGTTTCATCGCTTCAAGCATCGTCTATTCCTTTTCCTTCTTCTTCTTCTCCCCCTGTTTCGAAGAAACGGGGGGACCAAGGGGGGTCCCTCTTCCTCTT